AGAAAATGTTGAACCCTACGATCAGGATGTAAAAGATGCCACTGAGTGGCCTTTTCCAACGAACCACAAATAACCATGGAAAAAATCACTTACACAGAAATATTCTACAGCCTACAAGGTGAAGGACGCTGGGCCGGTGTGCCAAGTGTGTTCTTCCGAACTTACGGATGCAACTTCCGTTGTCGCAAGTTTGGTCGGCCACGCGATGAAATCATAGAAGGACACAATCCCGAAGTCATTGACATCATCGAGATGGTACGGGCAGATCCCGAACGTTACAAACGATTCGAAGATCTGCCTCTCGTAACATCGGGCTGCGATACCTATGCTTCGATCTATCCTGAATTTAAAAAGTTCAATCAGCAGGCAGACGTTCCTGACATAGTTGATGAAATACATGCCATGATACCGCACGGTCGCTGGGATCAAGACTGCGGAGCAGACACAGTGCATCTGGTGATCACCGGTGGAGAGCCATTGCTGGGCTATCAACGCAGATATCCCGAACTGCTGGAACTGTGCCGTGCCCAAGGACTTCGCGATCTCACTTTCGAGACCAATGGTAGCCAATGGCTGTATCCTGAAGTCAAGGACTACTTGTTTGATGAATTCACCCGTGTGGGACGAGACTATGATAGACTGACTTTTAGCGTCAGTCCCAAACTTCCCTGTTCAGGCGAGTCGTGGGAGTCGGCCATCAATCCCACCATCGTCAAAAGTTACGAGATGATTGGCTATACGTATCTCAAGTTTGTGGTGGCCACCCGTGAAGATGTAGACGATGCCGAGCGTGCTGTAGAGGAATATCGACATGCCGGGTTTGGTGGACCAATCTATCTCATGCCCGTGGGCGGTGTGCCGCAGGTCTACAATCTCAACACACAGGAAGTGGCCCGGCTGGCCTTGGAACGTGGCTGGCGTTACAGCCCACGACTTCAAGTTGACATATGGCGTAATGCCTGGGGAACATAGTATGGGAATATTTGATCGCTTTCGCAAAAAAAATGCAAAACTTGAGGCCAAGGAAAAACCTGCAAAGGCAACCAAATCTGCCAAGGACGTGGCCACGGAAAAAAAAGAACCCTATGTCACTGTGTTAAGCATGGATGTAGATCCCGATAATCTACATGCAGGTGCATTCGAACTGGATTGGAACGAATATTTCGTGGCCCGTTTGGTCAAAGCCGGATACATGATGAACAAGGATGACACAGATGCGGAAATCGTGGATCGCTGGTTCCAAAATGTGTGCCGACATGTTGTCATGGAGACCTGGGAACAAGAACAGGCCATGAATCCTTCACCACAGCGATACACACAGAGCCGTGACCTTGGCAATGGACGGAGAGAAGTGTCGTGATATTCAATCACATACGCAGACTCAAAGACGAAGGCAAGAAGGTGGGCATCACCTTTTCAACGTTCGATCTCTTCCATGCCGGACACATCGCCATGCTGGCTGAAGCTCGTAATCACTGCGATTATCTGATCGCTGGCCTGCAGACTGATCCCACTATAGACCGACCGGGCACTAAAAATCCACCGGTACAGAGCATAGTAGAAAGACAGATACAGTTGTCTGCCTGCAGGTACGTAGATGAGATAGTGGTGTACTCAACCGAGCAAGACTTGAGAGACCTATTGCTTATCTTACCAGTAGATGTCCGTGTGCTAGGCATAGAATATCAAGGTACCAACTTTTCAGGCCAAGCCGAGTGTGAAAAGCGTGACATTGATATCATCTTCAACGCCCGAGACCATTCATTCAGTAGCAGTGGATTGAGGCAGCGTGTGGCTGCCGCAGAAGATACCAAGACCCTGTTGGCCAAGGCTCGACCCACAGGCAGCGACGATAGTCCCAGGCTCAGTCCACGATGATATTGTATGTCAACGGCGACAGCCATACTGCAGCCGCGGAAGCAGTAAATTCTCATGCCTTTGCGGAAGATGACGGCCAGTTTTTTTACATGGGTCGTGCCCCGCATCCAAATAATCTGGCAGTGAGCTGGGGTAGATTGCTGGCAGACACTGTCAAGGCCTCTTTCAAGTGTGATGCTGAATCGGCGGCCAGCAATGAGCGTATACTGCGTACTAGCAGACAATGGTTGGCTGGATTGGATCGGGAGCCCAGCGAGATACTGATGATCATACAATGGAGCACCTGGGAAAGACAAGAGTGGCTTATTGACGATCGTTATTATCAGATCACAGCATCGGGCACAGATACTGTACCTTCTGCACATCATCAGAGATATCGCGAATACGTTATCAATGTGAATTGGCAAGAATGCGAGCATCGAGCACACCGTGAAATCTGGCAGTTTCATCAGGAACTGATTGAACAAAAAATACCACATGTGTTTTTCAATGGTAATCATCATTTTCGTGAACTCGTACCATCAGATCATCGAGATTGGGGCTCTAGTTATATTTCTCCATATGACAGCCAAATGACCTACAGTCAGTGGCTGAAAAGCCACGGACATCACACAGTTGCACCCAATTCTTGGCATTTTGGACGCGATGCACATGCAGCCTGGAGCCGTTTCATGCTACAATACATTGTAAAAAACAAATTGGTATAAACATGAGATATGTGCTGATTGATACTGCTAACATGTTCTTCCGAGCCCGGCACGTGGCTTTCCGTGCCGGGGATGCCTGGGAAAAAGTGGGTTATGCCCTGCACATCACCTTGAGTGCAATCAACAAAGTGGTGCGTAGATTCAACGCAGATCACGTGGTTTTTGCCTTGGAAGGTAGATCATGGCGTAAGGACCACTATGCACCCTACAAGCGGAATCGTGCAGATGCTCGTGCCGCACAAACCGAAGCCGAGCAAGAGGAAGACAAACTGTTCTGGGAAACTTTTGACGCTTTCACTAAATACTTGGCTGAACAAACCAATTGCTCAGTGATCAGGCACCCAGCAGCCGAAGCCGATGATATCATAGCCCGCTGGATAGCATTACATCCCCAAGATCAGCACACCATAGTTTCCAGCGACACTGACTTTGTACAACTGCTATCCGCCACAGTGGATCAATACAATGGCATCACCGACGAATTGCTCACTGTCACTGGCATATATGACGTTAAGGGGCAGGCAGTGATGGACAAGAAAACCAAGGCTGTCAAGGTCACACCCGATCCTGAATGGTTGTTGTTTGAGAAGTGCATGCGAGGAGACGCTAGTGATAATGTGTTTTCGGCTTTTCCTGGGGTGCGTACCAAGGGCACACGAAACAAAGTGGGCCTGCAGGAAGCTTTCGCGGATCGTGGTGCCAAAGGCTATGCCTGGAACAATCTCATGCTGCAACGCTGGACGGATCATGAAGGAGTGGAGCATCGCGTGCTGGACGACTATCTCCGCAATCGTATCTTGATCGATCTCAAGGCACAGCCCGATGAAGTCAAGGCCTATGTAGATGCTGCCATCCGCGAACAGGTATCACACAGAGACATCGGCCAGGTGGGAGTGAGATTCATGCGATTCTGTGGCAGATATGAACTAAACAGAGCCAGCGAACAGGCCGAGCAGTTTGGCCGCTGGCTCACAGCAACTTACCAAGGAGTGTTAGATGATAGTGGCAAAAGCAGTGATCCCGAACCAATACTGGATACTCAAGCAGGATGATCGCAAGATCGGCAACATAGAATCTGCTCCCGGAGGTTTCCAAGTTCGTATCAATGATCGCATAGAAATGTTCAAGACCATTGGTACTATCAAGAAGCGAATCAACATTGATTTCGAACCTGCTGTACGCAAGGTCGCACGAGAAGCCACGGATTCTGTGTATGGCTATCCCACCACCCACACACCGCATAATGCTGTGTATGATGTGCGACATCAGGTACCATTGTACACACGCGAACCCAGATCCAAGTCTTGGTATGCTGCTGGTTGGTTCCGCATCCGACAAGGACGTTCATGGTCAGTGACAGAGTGCCCCAAACTGATCACCTTGGAAAGATATCAGTACCAAGGTCCGTTCCGCACCCGTGAGGAGGCTGAAGCCAATGAGCTTGCACATCAATAGATTCCTAGATCGTATACGAGCCGCAGAATACCGCCAGCAACGCGATGTCACCATGACCACGGCCGAAGCCCGAGATTTGCACACCGACATCACTCGTTTGTTGCTGGCACTTCAAGTATCTCATGAACAAAAAACCACCGAATCCACGGACAATGCCGTGATCAACATAGAAGTGCAGGGTGGTGCTTTCTAAAAACTACCTAGATAATAGATAAATAAAACTAGGAGTTTAATGACGTGTCAAGACCCAAACCTCGAGTGTTGGTTGAAGTGACCAATAAGCAATCATACAAGACCGAACAGGTGCTGGCGGCCGAAGGTATCTGGGCGGTGTTTTTTGATGGTGCACCAATCAATCTCAAGACTTCCAACATGTTGGTACAGTATCCTGGACCCAAATACAAAAAGGTGTCATTCTCCAATGCCGGCCATGCCATCAACCTGGCCAAGAAACTCAACACGCAGTTTAAGACCGACAAGTTTTCAGTGGTGTTGCTCAAGCAAGGGGAGCAGATATTCCCCGATGCCAAATCGAAAACTTGACATAGTCCAGCGTCTGCTGGCTGACATCCCCGACGCATTACGCGAACCTGAAGACCGAGCCATGAAGACCTGGTGGGCCAACATCCGACCGCAGGGTGGATTGAGATTGACTGAGCATGGCTATCACATCATGCATGAAGTATTGCAGTTGGAATCATGGCAGATGGACTTATCAGATGATGCCGCAAGAGCATTGCCTGGTCGTATGACAAAAAAGATTATCCTAGATCTAGATCGCAAACTGCAATGGCCATACTATCTGGATTTCAATGTGAGGAAAAAGAAAAAACGCATCGTTTTCTTCGGCAGCCGAGAAGCCATGATGGCCGCCATGTACGGCGACTTAGAACGATGGCTGGCCAGCCTAAATTAATCAGACAACTATCATGCTGTTGTTTTTACGCAACACCCCCAAAAACTAGCAGGTTAGTGCCCGCTTACCACGGGGTTGACCAGAAATGCCTATTTCGGTTATAATGTGTTTATGGAAATTAAAAAAGCACCCCGTAAAAAACGAGTGGACAGAACCCACATCGTGTACAAGATCGTGTCGGGCACAGACTTTTACATTGGCGTTACTGCCAAGACCGAGTCAACTGTGCAGAAGTCAGTGCGGGTGCGTATGAACAAGCATCTGTATCGTAGCCGTTCAGAAGACAAGAGTTGGGCACTCTACGAAGCCTTGCGTGATCGTGGCCCTGGTGCTTTTGCATATGGCATCGTGGCCGTGGTTCGTGGCAAGAGCGAGGCACATTCGGTAGAGCGTGCCTTGATCCGCGAACTGCGTCCCAATCTCAATACCGATGTGCGTAAAAGGAAAACACAATGAACCAAACTCTAGTACAATATGACACTCGCCACGGCGGAGCCTACGACCGTGGATCAGCCGATGCTTACTATCGCAGATCGTACAACCCACACTACTATCGTGGTGACTCATATTCCAGTGACAGGGTGGACCTTGCTGACATGACTGCTGACGAGATCACGGCTTATACAGCAGGCTATCGTGATCAAGAAGAATCCGGAGATTTCAAAGACTGGGGCTGATCAATGTCGAATCCGCTGACCCAAAACATCGTGTGGCAATTACACGCAAAAGATCTACGCAGAGATATGAGTGCGTGGAGTGATCAGCGGCTCAGGGATTTTGCTCGCAGTTTCGATCAGGTAGGAAAAAGAATCCAACAAGCGTATCTTGCCGAAGTTGATCGAGAATGGCAACGACGCGGTACCAATCCAGATTTGACTAGAAATTCCTCATCGTGCTACAATGCTCTATCATGACCAAGATAAAGAAACAGATCCGGACTCGCAACTGGGTGGCCAAGCACAACCGAAACCGCCCGGTGCGTCATCGCGATCGCACTGAATATCAACGCCAGCCCAAACATCGCACAAAGGAGTCGGACCATGAGCATTGAAATCCCGGGCCTGAGCCCAAGGCAGATAGATCTGGCCAACCGCATCTGGAACATGGACACCACCGAAGAGATCATGGCGTTCTTTGACACCCTGCCGCAACGGGCCCGGATAGATGCCTATGTGGTGTACAGCATGATCCTGTGGGCCTGGCAGGACCAAGAGCCCGTGGGTGACTGTGGAGAAGCCCGGGCAGTGATCGATCATGTAAGGAGCCTGTGATGCTGAAATACGCGGCCATTACCGAAGTCAACAACACCCAGGACCGATTGCGTCGCAACGCCTACAACAATCCTTGGCGAGACACTGGCCACTCTCGCGATGCAGATACCTTGAGTGTGTTCACCCTGGCTCCCGAAGCCCAGCGTGACAGCCGATCCAACCATGACTGGGTCATGGCCACGGCCCGTGAGCATGATCTGGATCTCGTGGTGTTCAAACCCTGCCAGATACAAGTGGCCGGTTTGGGCGATGGCAGCCGTTGTGAAGATGCGGCCCGGACCTTGTTCCCCGATGCATGGTTGCGAGAGTATGAAAAGTGGGTGGACACCACATATCCCATGGGCCATAGATCAGATCAAAGCCAGCAAGGAGCAATGAGTGAGTTTTACACCTATCGCCACAGCCTGTGCCTGCGTGAGCATCAGGGCGTGTATGATGTTGCCACGAACCGACGTCTGACCAATCGCCGAGAGATCATAGATCGAATGTGGCGTCTGGGATTTGCCGCACAGCGTGGTCGCCCATTGAGCATAGCCCGTTCTCGTTGGACCGGCAATCGAGAAGAACTCACAGAGGTGGCAGACTTGGCCGAACGGCATTGGAACCGTCGCAACACATCAGATGTAGCCAAGAAACTGGTTTCGGCCTGGCGAAGCATCAACCGCTATGCAGCCTGGCCGGGGTCATGGTAAACCATGGATGATCTAGAACTGCGATTTCCTTGGGAATGCCACACACATCATCCCTATGATCGAGTGGTGCCTTGGTGCGAAGCACAGTTTGGACCGTTTGATGGCCGTTGGTATCGCTATGGATCTGACATAGCATCCGGGGTCACAGGATGGGATCCCTATGACATCTACAGATTCAGAGATCAACAGGCCGCCATCATGTTCAGGTTGCGGTGGTCCTGAAGCAAAGATTAAACAGTGTCACCATGTAAAATTAATCATTCTATGTAAATAATTTTATGAATCTAATAGAAGTTTCTCCCTTATCAGAATATAAAACTAATACTACAGTAGGATCTCATGATATTCTTTATCTAGTGGATGTGTTTGATCGAGATATCCTTGATTTATTTTCTCAAAACAAGCCAGGTTATATTGTCAATGATCATTTTAGTAAAAGTGAATTTCAAAATGTTTATTGTGTGCCCATTTTTTTATGGAATACAATAAAAAATTGTCAAAAAGAATCTTTGCTGATACATGATGAGATAACAACAGAGCATCCTTTTAATTTTGTGATCAATAAAAGAATAGCCAGTCGAGTTTTTCTACTTAAATTGATACAATGGTTTGATCTGGAACTTGCAAATTATTACTGGTTGGTGCCGGCTGATAATCGATTTGATATGTCAAAATTCATCAAAGAATTCAAAACTCTCGATGAGAAACTCTGTCACGTCAAAGAACTTTCATCATTCATGCTGGGCGAAAACATCATACCACCTCGAACTGAAACATCTCCATCTTCAGAGTTTAGACGATTGCCTATAAACGGATTCTATCCATTTTGGAAAAAATTTTTACACCCATTCATGTCAAAATCTGCTGTTTCTCTAATAACAGAATCAGTTGATTTTCAAAAAGCCAGTGTGTTTACGGAAAAAACTCTTTATTCTGTCTTTTCCATGAATTTTCCAATTTGGATAGGAGGATTTAATCAAGCCACCGAATGGAAAAAATTAGGGTTTGATATATTTGATGATGTCATTGATCACAGTTATCAACGATGTGAATCTCTGACCGAAAGATGTTATCGAGCAATACAAGATAATATAAAAATTTTATCAGACACAAAACTTGCACAACACTGTCGTGAGGAAAACAAAATCCGTTTGTTAAACAATCTAAAATTGTTATCAACTAATGGTGTAGAAAATTCTATTAAATCAACCATGAATGAATGGCCAGACGATCTACAAAAAACCATGATCCATAGATGGAAACTATAAATTTTTACATCTAATAAAAATGCAGTGTTGTTATTTTTGAGGTTGCGGTGGTCCTGATTCCCAAACGCCATGCTGCCCGTGTGATCTCCTGGCTGCATGCCACAGTGTCACCCAATGATCCTTATCCTGTGAGTGATCTTGAACGCACCACGGACAGCGAGATGAATCCTCGCCATGTCAGTGCCACAGCACAGATAGCCACCTGGCAGATCTTC